CTAGTCTCTGGCTCAATGCTTTCCGTAAAGTATTGGAAGATTTCCTCTGCGCCAAGGTTGCCAGCAAGATCGCCAACATCATTGATATAGCTAGGTGTGTGTGGCTTTAGTTGCTCGAACACTTCCCGCTTGATAAGCATGAATCCAGTGCCACCGTTCCAGATTTCGATAGGCTCGTTCACTGGTACGGTTGCCTCGCCAGCGTAGTTCTTCAAATTAACTACGAATGCCCCCGTATAAAATTTCAGCTTTTCTGGCGGTACGCCTTCCAGCGCAGCCTTGTGTACCTGATTCCAGTTGATTTCCTTTTTAGGATAAATGCCGCAGATAATTTCCTTGTCGGCCTCCAGCATGGTCAGAACGTCGTTTGGATTGAATCGTATGTCAGCATCCACAAACATCAGGTGAGTGCAATCTGTCTTCATAAAGCCCTGTACCAGCGCATTCCTGCCGCGAGTAATCAGGCTTTCGTTGAACAGGAAAGACATAAGGTTTTCCATGTTCTTCTCTCTGCATATATTTGTAAGCTGTAGCAGAGATTGTGTGTAGAAACCATAACATTGCCCACCATACATAGGCGAGGCCACGAATAATTTAGTCATTTAACCATCCTATAAAACCATTTATTTGCACGACGCTGGCACAGAATGTTGTATCCATGCTGGCGTAACTCACTGACAATACTGTTGACTGCACATACCCCGGCTTTCTGAATAATGTCTAAGGTTGTGTATTCCCCTCCCCGCCCCAAAAGTTTTGCGACTTTCTGAAGTCTGTCTGACTTTTCAAAATTAGCTGCATTCACGATATATCCTCCACTCTAATCACGTAGCGGCCTTTTACATTCTTGCGCCACCCATGCACTTCAATACGAATACCGGCTTCTCTAACCTTTGCTACCGTATCTGATTCCTGAATCTTCTTTATACGTTCAGCAACAGCAGATGCCGTAACCTGTACTGCCAGAACTTCATCCTTACGTATAGCCAGAATGTCGCACCACCCCCACAAGTCTTTCCTTTGCTTGGTAAAAGAGTTCCACTTCTCCACTATCTCGCAGTGGTAGCCTTGTTCCCTAAGATACTCAAGGCTTCGTTGTGTGGGTGAGCGACTAGCAGCCATCAGACCTTGTTTTCATCAACACGATGATCGCCGCACCAATCAGTCTGGTACACCACCGGATAACCACCCATTGTTGGAGCATGGCGACGGCATCGACCAACCTCTCTCCTGTCGACCGGCTTCGGGTCTGACGCATACTTCCTGACAAACCAGATGCAAGTCCGGCAACGCATCCCGTCAGACCGATGCACCCAAGAGTCTTGGTCTAATTTCTGTTGAGCAGCGTTCAAACTGCCGCTGGCTATTGCGCCTTCTTTAAATACTGGTGGATACTTTTCCTGAAACTCATTCATTTAAATCCCCTTATCAAAAAGGTATTTCGTCGTCTTTAGGCGTGTACTCTCGAACCGTGCTGCCGGGAGTAGGCTTCTTATAATTAGGGTCAGGAACCCAATTGTCCTGCGCCAAGCTAATCAGGCTACCTACCCGCGTCTGCTTAGTCCAGCCAGCCAGCTTGACCCACTCGCCCTTTGCAATATCCCGGTCAGCAGTAAATCCACCTTTCATATCTGGTGCTTTTGAACCCGGCTGTTTCTTGTCGTTCGTGTAAAGAACGCCTTTCCCCGGCTCTTGTTCATGAGTTCCCTTCATACTTCCTCCAGTGAATTAGCTGCCGCCACAATCCTCATTTTTGTGACGTTATCCATCATGTCGATGACTTCCTTGTTTACATCCTTCAATGCTTTCAGCTTGTCTCGCTTGGTTGCGTCTGCAAGCTTCTGGCTGGCTTTGATCTTGTGAACCATGTCATGGAAGCATATCTCCCAATTTTCTAAATCCTCCACCGAGGCGTATGCTTCCTCCTGACCCGGAACGAAGAAGTGCAAAAAATGCTCACCTTGTTCCTTATGTTTCTTTAAATCCTCAACCACCTCTGCTGCACCCATATCGATTTCTTGCGCTGGTACTGCTTTCGGCTCAAAATCCTCAACTTCCTCTGGCGTGTAAACGCCTGATACGCAGCCGGGATAAACGGATCGGATACCTTCTGAGATGCAACGCGCTCTGAGCATAGCTCTAGGATATTTTTGCCATCCAGAACCCGGTTTAACCAACCCGATATTCTTTCCCATCTCGATAGTCCAAGTGACAGACAAAGACCCACCAGCGGGATGACTAAAAACGCCAGTAACTCGATCATCGGTATATTCCTTCCACTCTACTTTTCCCCCGGCTTGCTGGAACCTTGCCATCATCGCGTCAGCTTTCAGGGTTGGTCTGCCCTGAATGATGTGGTAGTCACGCGCAGCAATAGCAGGATGCTGGCCTTCAGCTTGAGCTATCAACATCAGCGCAATCGCTTCATCTGCGGTTTTGACATTGAATAGGTTTGACTTAACTACGGCTCTCGCCATGACTTCTATGTCTTGCATAGGTATTAAGTTGCTCATATCTCATCTCCATTGGGATTCTGGTTTTGCTTCGATAACAACGCCTTCTTCATCTGGATCACCACCAACGCTTAGAACATAGTTTCTTTTCCCGTTGACGTTAATCAGCAAAGGCGCATCAGGGTTGCAGAATTCTTCCTTGTCTTCTGCTTCCTCATACTTTTCAATCATAGATTTAAGTGCTTCAAATACATGCCTTGCGGATTGATTAAGTAACATATCGTTATCACTCTCATTTAAGTAGGAAGCGTCTAACACCCGTCGTTTCGACCACAAACTTCTGGTAAACATCCGGCATGGCTTTTTGGAATAGCTTGGCATCGAACTTAGACCCCGGTTTATCGTTCTTCCAGCTTATCAGAGTGTGACCATCCACCGTCAACAATGCTGGCGCAGTTCCCATATACTTGCGTAGCTCTAGCTCTACCTTCTCTGCTTCTGTTTCTAGGTGCTTAATCCTAGCCTTGTACTCTTTCAGTACAGCTACGGCTTTCTCTGCTGCCTGTGTAGCCACAACTGCGTCAATATCAGCAACCGGGTAAACGATCTTTGCAGCCTCAATACTGTCTGGTTCTGGCGCAACACCTGACTGCACCATGCCCCAATACTTAGCCATCGTCTGCACAAGCTCGTCTTTTTGTTCAGGCGCAATGGTGAAGTGATATGTTCGAAACTTCTGACCACCAAACAGAACAGCAAGATAGATGTTATCTACGTTGAAACACGCTGCTTCATGTAGTAACTGTACGAAGTCTGCTGGCGGTATGACGTTCCCATCTTCATCAAAGTTCTTCAGGCTGGCTGCGTTATAGTTCTTGCACTCCACCAGTGTCTTGCCATCAGCAGATATGTAATCCCCGTGAGCTTTCAGCCACGTTTCCTTACTGTGCTGGCCTATCCAATCCAAGTCTTTGAGTTCAATCCTGTGCTTGTCTTGGAATAGCCGGGCAATGGTAGGTTCCATTACCTTGCCCATCTGGACTTCTTCAATATCAGATAGATCAGGCGGCTCCATCCTGCCCTGCTTTATCAGGATTGCTTGCGCTGCTTTACCGTTGACTGCCATGCGGCTATCCCCTGACCACCACGCGGCATTGCGTACTGCTGGATCAAAGTCTGAAGTGTTAGTGCTTGTCATTGTAGAAACCTCCCGCCATCGTCTTTAAGTTTGTCTGCAATCTCGTTTATATCTGCACCAGAAATGTCCACAATGATCTTTAACAGCACCATCGCGGTAGCACCCCATGCTGCCATGTTGTCGCCACAACGGGCTTCTAACACGGCACATAGCTCGTCGATAATGATCTGGAGTTCTTCTGTGTCTTTAATGGGAATATTAGAATGGTGCGTCACGGCAAGCCTCCTCGAATTCTCTGCGGCGTATGTCGTTCTCTGCTTGCTTGACTTCAGATAATTCGAACAGCTTGGCTTCTGTTCCGCACATATCTGACGAGCGCATAGTTATCGCGTAGAAATACTTGCGATCACCATTGACGGGATTGATATGGGAACTTACAGGATGGGTACACTTATCTGGCTTGCTGAAGTGGAAACAGTCTATACAGACTTTTATATCTTTTATGTAGGTCATTCTCATCTCCCGATAAGGGTCTAATGGATAAGGTAAAAGTTTTTACCTTACGTGATTGCTGGCGTACACCAACACGACTGAGGACTGCTTTGCCAGATTGTGCGGATTCGGTCACCGCATCACTCGGGAGTTCAACCCGCCAATCCTCATGCGTCTTGGTGCATGTACGTAATGTAAAGCAACATAAAACTATTGCCAATGAATAATAACTATGACTTTCTAAAAGTAAATAGTTATCAAATTGTCTGTGGATAACTTTGATAAAAAGCTGTGGATAACTTTGCTGGCATGATTCTTGGTTATATAGAATATAGTACGGTTCTACATTAGTACTACTACATTACGTTATGCCTTAGTCCTTACTTCGTAAGTACTATCGACTATTATTCTATTTCTTACATATACATAATTATAGTAATGTCGCTGCCTATTTTTTAGGCAGCTACTTTACTCGTTTAGGTTTTGTGGGTTTAAACCCCATCGCTTTGAACTTAGCTTTCAGGTCAGTGGCAGCAGAGCTGGTGTACTTGAATCGCTGGTCAAGGATAGATGTGGGCTTATCTTGCTCAACCCTTTTGGGTCTCGTCTGCGGCTGCGAGGCCGGGTCTGCCAGCGGAGTGACAGCGCGTAGTTTAGGTCTGGACATACAACCTCCGAAAGAATAGCCCCTACAACGCGTTATACGGGCGCGTAGGGGCG